AAACGATTGCCGACATTGGGTATGATGGTCAATGGCAATTACTTAATACAAGGTGGTTTCTCCCCCAAAATAGAGAGCGAATTTACTTTGTTGGACATATTAGAGGGGAATGTAGACCAAAAGTATTTCCTATCAGAGAAAATGGTAAAGTCTTTAATAAATCACAAAGAAAAGCACAAAAAAAAAGGGAATGGGTTCGGAGCAAAGGTCCACAAAGTGCAAACTGCATCTCAGCAAGATATTACAAAGATGGATCAGAAAACTTAATTGATACTGGTCTAAATCAAATTGGTGTTATTGGTAAAGATTCAGAAGCCACAAGAGTTTATGACACTACCTGTGCAAGGACTATAAAGAATGGTGGTGGTATGGGTGCTAAAACAGGTCTGTATGAAGTTAAGCCTGTTCTTACACCTAACAGAGAAAATAAAAAACAAAATGGTAGAAGATTTAAAGAAGATGGTGAGGATATGTTTACTTTAACATCTCAAGATCAACATGGTGTACAGCTTGGATCTAATATTAGAAGGTTAACTCCAACTGAATGTGAAAGATTACAAGGATTCCCTGATGGATGGACAGAAGGTCAATCAGATACGCAAAGATATAAACAAATGGGGAATGCAGTAAGTGTCCCTGTAGTTAAGTCTATTATGAAAAAATTATATAATTATTCAGGAAAAAATGTTAGATAAAAATAAAAGTGGAAAACTAATTACAATGGCAGAAAAGTTTAAAAAAAGAATTACTAAAAAAGGACTAATCTGCAATAAATGTAAAGAGGATAAGCCTTTAGATGACTATCGTAAGGAAAATAACACTTGGTGTATAAAGTGTTTAAACGAGTATAATAAAAAGATACAAAAAAAGAGAAATGCCAGTTTATGGTAACAAAAACAGTAAAAATGGATAAACTTTGGAATATACCTAATATGTGGGAAGATTGCTCAAGAGCAAGAAAGAATGAATTACAGATAATGCATAAAGTTGATAAATCAATTAAGTATTGCAATAACTGTAAACATTGTTTTGAGCCAAGGCATTATAGTGAAAAGGGATTAGATAAACCATTATACCTATATTATAGTGACTTTCCAAAGATAGGAAAGGGTAAGGTAAATAAATGTCCCAGGTGCAGTTAATAGCTATGAATAATTTTGATAAATTATGGGAAATATATCCAAGAAAAGTAGGTAAAAAAGCAGCTAGAACATCTTTTAATAGATTGCCTAAAAGAACACAAGAAGAGTGTATTGAAGGTGTTAAAAATTACATTAAACAAATTAATATATATGGTACTGAAAAGCCTTTTATAAAACATGCTTCTACTTTTATAAATGGGGAACATTGGGAAGATGAGTTTGAAACAGAAATTGAATTAAAGTTATCAGCAAATGACTTTAGGATGGATACATCAGGTAGTTCCAGGATAGGATATTGTTCATCTTGTAAGACAAGTGATTTTTATGATAAATTTAGTGTCCATCAAATGCTTAGTAGATGTTGTGGTAAGGACTTACACCCATCAAGATAAGTAATTAAAGGTAATCAAGGGTTTAATGTAATGCTGAAAAGTAAAACAGAATTATATAATCAGGTAAAAGATTTGAAATTAGTAGTTAAAACCCTTAAAAAAGAAAAGGCCTTGTTGCAATATCAATTAGAGAAAGCTGTTAATGATATATGGCAAAAAAGTTTAAGATTAAAGGAATATGAAAAAAATGGAAGAATTAGCAAGAAATAATAAAGAGCTTGCTGAAGAACTGGCTATAGTCAAAAAGCAGTTAAATACTGCTATAGATGGCCTTGAGAATATTAGAGATTCTTATGATCCATATATGATTGCAGCTAAGTGTTTAATAGAAATGGAAGATTTAGGGCATAGATAATAAGGTCAATATCCCTTCCTTTTTTTTGGTGGTTTTTCATCTGTTTTCCACCAACTATGCCCATTGTTTTTTGAAACTACCCATAGAGAGCCATAGGCATTTCAGTACAAATTAGATATTTTGTAGGAAAATTCTTGTACTGACCACATAGATAATTTTAGAGCATTTTGCTTAAAAGGGATTATCGCACATAACATTACAAGGCTACAAGTTGCTTGTAAAAAACTGTAAAAAGTCCTATGGCTATTGGGTATTAATTATATAAAATAAAAGGAAATAAGATAAATGAAAAATATGTATGACTTTAATTACGCCACATCTAAGATGAGAGATTTCTTTCAAAAAGAAAAAGGCTTTATTGAAGTCCCTGCACAATCAAGACAATCAATATTGGCTGCATGTGAAGACCCTGCTACTATATCACAATATATATTTAGTGGTATAAATTGGCCATTACCTCAAACAGGTCAAATGTGGTTAGAAAGAGATTTATTAGATAATCCTGATGTTAAAGGTGTATTCTGTGTAAGTACAAGCTACAGGAATGAGCCTAATCCAGTAGAAGGAAGACATGAAAAAATATTTCCAATGTTTGAGTTTGAATCACATGGAGATATGTACGATATGATAGAGTTAGAAACAGAATTATTATCTTACTTAGGCTTTGGTGAAGTTCATAAGACAATTACCTATGATGATGCTTGTAGACATTATGATGTAGGCTTATTAGACTATGATGAAGAGGAAGCATTATGTAGGCAGTATACACCATGTGTATTCCTTAAAGATTTTCCATTAAGAACTCATCCATTTTGGAATATGAAACATAGAGGTGATGGGATATACAATAAAGTTGATGTTATTATGCATGGTATGGAAACTATAGGAAGTGCTGAAAGAGCTACAGATGTTAAAGAGATGCGACATCAGTTTCATAATATATCTGATGGTGAATATGCTAACTTACTTTATAATCACTTTGGTAAAAAAAGAGTTGAAGACGAATTAGAAGAATATCTTGCCTTGCCTATGTTTAAAAGATTTGGTGGTGGTATAGGGGTAACAAGAATGGTATCAGCTATGAAAGCAGAACGAATCATATAAATGCATGAAGACTTTTATAAACAAACAAGTATGTTTTTAAAACAATTGTCTTATGCTTCAGCTAAATTAAAATCAGGTGCATGGGATTCAGTTAGATACCATAAACATTTTATGTACTTCTATGAAGAGATGGATATGCCTGATGGAGTAAAGCAGCATAAAGATTTATATGAACAAGCATTAAAGGAAAAAAATGATAAAGATATTTGATAAGATAATATCATTAGACCAGGAAATAGGTAACAGAAGATGTATACTTACAAAAGATGAGTATCAATGGATTCTTATTACTGGTCCACCTGATGCTGATGATGAGTATATATATAAAAGTGGGAAGAGATATTTCTATACTAAGTTTGAAACTTTCTTGGAAAGATTTTTACAGAAAAGGTTTCGTGCCTTGCTGACCAATTGGGATGAGAAAAGAGTCCTAAAGGCGTTAGATATGGCCATGGAAGAATCTCGTGAATTAGGTCGATTGCTAGATGAAAAGACACAAGGTTTAATTAAAAGAAGTTGGAAAGATTAATATGTTTTGTAGTCAATGCAATAATGATGCAATAGATACTGGATGTGCATATTGTCTAAAAGAAAAAATACAGATGATTACTAAAGAGTGCTTAGAAGTTAAAAGGGAAAATTTAAAATTAATAAAAGAAATTGATTTTCTTAAAAATGAATTGGAACTAATACATGAACAAGACAAATTATAAAGTATTGTCATCTTATAGAATGCTATTAAGACATTATTATGAATTAGGTGTAGGTTATTATTGTAAGTTTTCAGGAGTTAAAATAACTGATCAGTTAATAGATGTACTGCAAAATAGATATTTAGAGCTTGGTGGTAAAATGGAAGATATTTCAAAGGTAGACCCTGATTTTAGTGAGGCTTAATAGAATTAGACAGATTAAAGGTAAGCATTATTTTGATTGTGAATTATGCAAAAAAAGTAAAAAGAATGCTCCAAGATGGGTATTATTACCTCATCCTGCCATTATAAATTTGCTTGAGAATTATAAAACAAGAAAAGTATGTAATATGTGTGCTATGAAAGAAGAATTTGGAAGCAATTATAGACAAAACAAAAGATTTCAGGAGTGGGAAGATGCCATTAATTAAAAAAGAAAATATAGTAGATTTAGTAAACCATCCACCACATTATACAGAAGGGTCTATTGAATGTATTGATTATATTAATGCATGGAAAATGGATTACATGGAAGGTAATATTGTTAAATACATTACAAGATATAAATTTAAAAATGGAATTGAAGATTTAAAGAAGGCAGAGTTTTATATTAAAATATTAATAGAAAGGCTAGAAAAAGATGCCAAATACAAGTAAAAATAAGGGGACTAGGTTTGAAAGAAAAATGGTTAACTATTTGGAGCATCGTGGTATACGCTCTCGTAGGGCTTGGGGTAGCAATGGTGCAAGTAATGGTTGGCATCCTGAAGTGGATGTCCTCATTGAAGAGCATATCAGAGTACAGGCAAAGGTTCGTAAGAAACTCCCTGATTATCTCAAGCCAAGTGAAGAAGTGGATCTACAAGTATTCCAGGAAGATCGTGGACAAATGTTTGCAATGATAAGGTTTGATGATTGGCTGCATGATTATAAAATGGCCAAGGATTTACAAGAAGAAAATGAAAAACTAAAAGCACAACTGGAGTTATGTAAGTGAATCATACAGAAACATTTAAAGAAAGAAATGCTAAAGGTATAGATATAGCTGATGATGTCTGCGTTAAGTATCTTGAGAAAAATAATATAAAATATGAAAGAACTGGGTTTGATTGCAGGGATAGAATTGGGAAAAAAGATTTTTGTAAAGTTAATTCATATTTAAGAGCTATGCCTGATTTTTTAGTTTTTAGAGAAGAAGCTATATTTATAGAATGTAAAGGCTTTAAAGATACATTAAAATTAAAAATGAATGATGTGGATTGCTATAGATACTGGGATAAGTTTCATAAGGTATGGCTTTTTTTATATGACTGTAAAAATAAGAAAACTTATATTATTTCATTAGATAGAATTAATAAAGTTCTTGGTGATTGCGACATTGATACCTATCATGATAATAGTAAACCATATTACATTCTTGGGAAACCTCTCTTGGATGCACTTTCTTTATAATATGCTTATGCTCAACTAAGCAATATCTTGGACAAGGGAGTTTTTGGTCATCTAATGTGTTGAAGACTCCAAACAATAAACCTATCAACAATCCAAAAATCTCGTCCCCATTAAGCTACCATACCTCTCTGATTTTTAGTTTTACATTGTAAGTGTTGTGTGCTACTTGGTCATATTGTAGTGAATCCATATCGAATCTACAGATTGCAAATTGATCAGGATTATTGTTAGGTGAAGTACCACCTCCATTTGGGTTAAAGATAAAGGGAAGATGTCCACCCATAGTTCTGTTCCATACAACACTAAAAAAATCTGTACCTGTTAAAATATTAGAATCAAATACATAATTACCATCTGTATCACTTGAAGGTGCATTATCACCATATCCTGTTTCAGATCCAATAGTTGCATTATAACTTGTATTGGCATTTACAGGAAATACATCTGTATCAGAAAGATAGGAAAAGGATAGATTCCATATCCTTCTGCCTGTCCTGAAACTACTTACATCTCCTAATTGCCATGCACCATAATCACCCCAATTAGGTGCTTTTGTATACATAGCATTAGATAATGTTGATCCTCCTTTTGTCTGCTGTGTTTTAATCCCATCCATCTCATATGATAGTGTAAGGGATAAATCAGGTGAATGTGGCATATCATAATATTTGCCAAAAACCATACAAGAAAAACCTGCTGTAACATCATTAGTCCAATTTGTACCTGTACCATTTGAAAACCCTATATGGATTTCTTCATTTAAACTTCCCTGTGTTGCACCACTAAATGATGAAAGCTGCATATCTTTTGACCATCCATCTGCATCCCCAATAACAGCAGAAAAACCATCTTCTATAGCCCCTTCAGTTGTAGTATTATAATTTATAGAATTAGTATCTCCCATTGACATTAAATATTCTTGTTCATTATTATTACCATTATTGTAATACCAAATTCTTTTACATATAAATTTAAGCCCATCAGGCAAACCATTTTTAATACCTAAGTTATGCCCTAAGCAAAAAGCAAAATTTGCACCCTTAGCACTATTTGCAGGAATAAAAGCCCTATTAGGGTCATTAAATATTTCATAATAAGTACCTGCATCACCTTTTTCTTGGTGCATAGGTTGAGTTGGGTTTAATGTTAATATTGACCCAACATTGTAACCTAATTGTTTATAAAAATCACCCCAACTAACATAAAATCTTGGTGTTCCTACATTCTGATAAGCCATTAATATCCTCCTCCACTTGAACTACCACCTGAACTACTTTGAGTAGTTGGTGTAGAGTATGTGGTTTGCCTTGTTTGTCTTACAATTCTATTTAATCTTTTCATATCTGTTTTTGGTGCATATATTTGTACAGAATCCTCTGTATGAACTCCACCTGTCATTGCAACACCATCTGCATGGATATGTATTAACTCATTAGCAGGTACAGGTGTACCATCTCCATATGTATATTGTCCATCAAATTGTGTTTTAATATTGTTGTTTACAACTATGTTATGTTTGTTATATTTTTGTTTCCTGCCTACCAAATAAGTACCATTTCTTGTTCCCCAAAGTGAATTATCATCTTCCCATTTTCCTGAATCTAATTCCCAATAATCAACACCCTGAAGTATAATTCTTGATCTATTTAATTGATTGCCTTGTACTACCTTACAGCTTAGTATTCTTAATTCACCTTCATAATTAAATAATTCAGAAGGCATATCTGAACCATCAAGCATTACTCCTACAATCTTTTTTTTATTTGCACTTATAAATAGATTATCAGGACTATTTGTAATTGTAATAGTGCCTTTATACTTTAACTCAAAGCCTTGAGCAGCACCATCAAATAAAACTTCTCCATTTCCATAAGTAAGCATAATTATCCTTAACTATCTAAAATAAAATTAACCATAGTAACAACATCTAATACATTTACATCACCATCATTATTCATATCTGCTGCATTTTGCTGTTCTTGTGTAAAATCAATATTATGAAGTATAAAATTTACAGTTTGCACTACATCTAAAACATTTACTACACCATCAAGATTTACATCACCATATCCTCCAACTAACTCATCATATTCTTCAGGTGATACAATATGAACTGCAAATCCTTGTATATCACTTATGGTTTCCCCCCATAAATGTGCAGAACCTCCAACTCCTGAATCCCTAACTGAAGGATAGATTCTTGTCATAGTTTCTAAGGTATTAGTTTCACTACAATCAATAAAAGTTATATAATCTCCAACTGCATATCCATGCTCTGATTCATCTTCATCTACTCTATAGTTAATTATATAAGTCAAATCCCCTTCTTCTACATCATGTGCATTAATACTTAATCCCCTTGAATCATTATTTATAAATTCATCAAAGAAATTAACTGACATTTGTGGAACTATAATTACAGGTACGCTTTCTGTAAAAATTGATTCATCTAATAGTGCATTATTTTTTGGCTCTATTGTTATTGTTGGTGCATTATTACCTTCTTGTAATGTAATTGTATGAGTTGCAGTTTGCTCTACATAAATAGCTTGGGCTGCTAAATCATCAGGCTGAATAGTCCTATAAATAATTTCATGTGTTTCTTGATTGTCGTAAAGCCTTACTGTCAATGAATCAGAAGTCATTGGAAGCCCACCATAATGTGCTGTATAATCAAGTGGTATTATAGTACCATTTGTAAGTTGTATTGTTCCTGTAGCAGTAGGCAACTGAACATCAATATAATTATTATTATTTATCTGACCATCCCACCCATTAGAGTCTACTGTAATAGTTTGTGGTGCAGAATTTACAGCAAAAGATATTGATGCTGTTACAGGTTCAATAGGAACTATTGGTGGGGAATCAGGAAAGTAAAAATGCCCAAATTCCTCTGAATCATTTGACCAATCACTACTTAAAAAAGGAATATTAAGATAATCATTCCTCAGGAAATGTAATTGCATACACTCTATTTCAACTGAATCAAGATTTTTCTTTGTTGAAGTTACCATAAATAATGGAAAATATTCTTGTGCTTCATCTTCATTGTTTGGAGTTTGTATAATCCTATAATCTATACCATAAGCCTCTATACCATTAAATAATTCTCTAAACTTAACTAAATCACCTATCTCTAATCCTATATATTTAAGAGGTAATTTTAAGTTAAATACAAGATGATCATTTCTATATTGATCTGTTAAGAAAGTTCTTAAAGCAAGTGCAGTATCTTCCTCTCTTATATATGGAGATTCAAATTCTAAATAACTATCCTCTAATGCTTCTATTCCATAATAAGATTCTGACCATTCACTTACAGCTTCTCCTGATACATTACCTGTAATATAAGGTTTTGTTCTTTTTGTTAAAGAGCCTTCAGCATAATCCTTATTGTATTGAACATCTACCTTTTTATAAATCTGCTCAGGCTTGGTTTTCTTAAAAGAATAACTAATAACTTCAGGTACTTTTATTTCTGTAGCATCAATATAATCATCTACACTATAATTACTTTTTATTGTATTAAATTTAAATTTACCATTATTACCAAAATAAGGGAAGCATTTAGTAGATTTAGATATGTCTTCAATAAGTTTTTTAGAATCTATCTTTTTATCTATAGTAAATCCAAACTTCCAATTATTATGCTCTGTTCTTGCCTCTTGATAACTTTTTTCATCAATGGCATCATACCCAAGTTCTTTTCTAACTAAATCATAGATAATATCAATAGGATTTTCTATTAAAAATTCTGAGGTATCAATGTGATGATCAGTAAATGTATTTATTCTACCTTTTACATTTACAAAATAGTCTTTATCTGTTACGCCATCTAACAAAAATGTCTGAACTACAAAAGCATCATTTATAGTAGTATCTACATTAAAGACCACATCATCATCATCATCAAAGGTTGTAGATAGCCCTGAACCTGAAACAAGATAGTTATGTTTTGGAATCCCAATTTTTATATTATCATAAGATGTTAAGCTAGTGAATGCATCCAATAAAATTTCATCAATAGACTCATCGCCATTTATATTGTCTACAGAATTACTATTTGTATAATAGTTATCTTCTGATTGCCCCCCTGACTCAGTATGATCAAAAGGTACGCCCCCTACCCAAACTCCCCATTTTGTATATAATTTGCTACTAAGATCAGGATGTGGACCCTCTGTGTTCTGAGTCTGTCCACTTGGTGTATTACTTTCGTTTCTAAAATTAAAATGCACAACATCTACAAGGACTCTTGTAACAGGAGGTTCAATATTACCATCCTCATCTTTTGCCATAGAATTTGGTATTGAAATTGGCTCAAGAACACATTTAAAATGTCCTGCGTTCCAATCTCTTGTTGCATCATCATTTGATCCTGCAGCCCATGAGCCACTCTGATATGTATCTGTATCTATTGTTCCTGTAATCCTACCAATTCCTGCTGATGTTGCCTGCAATTCTCCCTGAATAAGCCCTCCATTTGCAGAAGTCTGAACCTCAACACCTGACTCTTCCCAAGAAACTTTATTAAATCTTCTTATTTGATGTACTCTTAGCCTTCCTTCAGAAAAATCATTTGAAGATGTTTCTGATGCATCCTCACTATAACTAACATCATCTGTGTCTAATACAATGCTTGTGTCTTCATATCTAAAGTTTTCTACTCCTGTGGGATAGCCTAATGCAGCATTTGTCTTATGAAGATTTAAATAGGCATCAGCTTCTTTGATAAAAAGACCTGATTTTGTAAATTCTGAATTTCCTATATTTACAATTTCCTCAACTATTTCATGGTATTGCTCTGTGTCAATTTTTAATCTGTATTCTAAAATGCTTTCAACCTCATCTGAATCATCTCCAACATCCTCAGAATATGAATAATAAGGTAGCAAAGGACTTCTATCTACATGTCCATAAACCATTGGTATTGGCTTATTTGCATATTTTTCAGGCAAGTAATCTGATGGAGGAGCAGTAAGTTTAGGTAAATTCTTATGTGTTTTTTCTTCTGTTGAGTCTTCAAGTTCAACCCTTACTTTTTCATCATCATGTGATATTCTTCTGATAATGCCCTGATATGCCATGTGGGTCATTTTATGTTGCTGTGTTGGAATAAGACTTTGAAAACTTGCACTAAAATTTTCAATATCACCTGCATAAACATCATACATACTTCTACCTTTCCAACCTGAATGTTCCCCATCACTTAAAGGAAAAATAGTAGAAAAATGTTTAGCAGTAGGTGATACAAACTGAACTGATACTTTCCAATTAATTAGGCTTGTATTAGATAGAATATCTGAAAATCTTTCACCATTATATTCAAAATTAGATATGTCTAAATTAACATTTGAAATTTTAAACTTCTTAGACTCAATATCAATTGATTCTTTTATAGAAGGAATATTTAATAAAATTGGCTTAAAGGCTATATTTTGCAATTTCCCAAGATTTGCTGAATTAACATCAATATAATATTGTTCATGTATATGATTTAAACTAACAGCATTAGTTGAAAGAAAAATGCAATTCTCTAAATCATCTAACCATTGATTCCCACCACTATAAGTATTAGGTGGCTCAATAGTTACTATTGGGTATAGATTTGTACTTTGACCTTTTATATCATCTTTAAAAGACATTATGAAACTCCTATGTCAGCACCACGCCTAATAGCTTCTTTGATCATTGGAATAGCCTCATCCTCTATAAAGTCTTGACTCATAACATTACCAGTAAAAGATATGTTTACATTGCCTGCACCTTGACCTTGATTAATTCTATTCATGGCTTCTACACCTACAGCATTTACAGCATTTCTTGACATTACAAATTCACCTCTCTCTGCTTCTATCATAGTGCCACCTTGAGAATGCCTTCGACCACCAACAAGGCCACCATCTTCAAACATTCCTGCTGCTTTAGTAACCTGCCCTGCTTGTGCAATACCTTGAGCAATAGCAGCAGCATAAGCTATTTGTGGGAAAGGTGGAAGGAGTACCTCAGAAACCTTTGCATATTGAGATTGTGCAGCAGAATAGGCATCTACTAACGCCGCAGCAGCTTGAAGTGCTGCTATCTCTTTCATATTTTTCTTATTTAAACCAAGCAATGCAGCAGATGCCTTTATTGCAGAAGAAACAGTTTTTTGTTTTTCAAGTCTTTTTATTCTATCTTTTTCAATTTCCTCATCAGTTAATTTATTTCCTTCTTCTTGTTTTTTATTTAATGATGTAATTGGGGAAAGTAATGCTTCAACTGCTTCTTTTTCTAATTGCATTTGTTCAGTCAGCTTCTCAAAAAGTTTTTGTTCAGCTTCCATCATTTCCTGTGAACCTACATCCATACTTTTCATTTTTTCTTGTAATGCCGCTATTGACTCTTTATTTCTAAATATCATAGCATCAAATTCTAAGAATTTATCTTTTGCTTCTGCAGCAGATTTTTTTAACCCTTCATTTGCATCAATAACGCTGCCAAAATTATCTATTAGTGAATTTGCAGCATCAGATACAACCCTTAATGCTTCTGCTAATGGAATAATTAATGGGGCGACAAGTTTTCCAAGAGAAGCTGCAAGATTTGATAATGAAGCTCCCATTGCGTTAAGTCTATCAATCCCAAATGTATTTTCATCTGAAAGCTCTTTAGTTGCCTCTTTACCTGCTTTCATTGTAGCATTTAAAAATGCTTGTTTTTTTTCAAAATCTGTTAAAAGCTCTACCCCAATATTTAATTCACTTGCATATTCTTTATATGCTTTTTCTGTATCAACAATAATACCAATATTATCAAGCATAAGACGAGATTGTCGACCAACACCAGTAATTAATGATTCAACAGCGTGTGCAGCATCAACACCTAATGCCCTACCAAGATTTTGAGCCATAGAAAACATTTCAGCCATTTCATCTGTATTCTTAGTAATACCAAGAATCATAGCATTGTTAGCTTGTCTTAATAAATTAAAATCAGAAACAGCTCCTTTAGTTGCATCTCTTAACTTATCAAGGCCAAGCATAGCTTTAAACTCAGATCCCTGCAATCTCTCAAAGCCTTTTTCCATACCTTTTAACTTTTGAGATTCTTTTATAAAAATCCCTAACTGCCTTATACCAAGACCCATAGCAAAATTAAATAAAAGCATTTTAGAACGAACAGTAGCAAATGCATTACCCATTAAGCCCATACTTTTTCTGTTTCTATCAGTAGCAGTACCAAATAAACCTGATTGCTTAGTCCCTTTATCTATAGTCCCATTCAATCTTTCTTGGGCTTGAGCAAGTAATTGGATTTCTTTTCTTAACCCTTTAGCACCCTTACCTTCAAAGTGTATTGTAACCTTATTTTGAGCCATCTATCAAATCCTTCTCTTGTTTTGCAAGTGCATTTTTAATAATAAAAGATTTCTCAACCCATTTAGATGGTTGATCCCCATAAGCACCTTTGTATGCAGGTACTCCAAACTCCTTGCAGTAAATATATCTTTGTATGTCTTTTTGATATTCATTCTTTAAAATTTTGTTTCTACAAGCAAAAAAGGGCAACTGAGAATTGACTGATTTAGCAATATCAAACTCATTACCCTTAGCGTTCATTTCTTTAGCTTCCTCTATTAAAAGGTCAATTACATCCCATACATCTTCATTACAGGTAAAGCTACGCATTGGCCTTTTACCTTTAATAAGTATTGGGACCTGAGCTTTGTATGGGTATTCATGATACTGGCACCCTCCACACCCTTTAGAGATTACATTTATTTCGAGTTGGAGGGCTTCTCTTCCCCCAGGAGCAAGCTATCTTGCATCTTTAAGAAGATTTCAGTTCTCTCCTCAAATGTAAGTCCTTTAATAAAATTATCAGATGTATCACCATCTAAACCTTTACGCAACCAAAATGTAATAGTTGAGTGCATCATCTTTACGCCATTGGGAGTACCATCTTCTTTAAACTGATACTCCACTTTATCTAACATTGCATCTCTATCATCTAAAGATACATCTTTAAGTTTAACTTCTCTGCCTGAGTCAAGTTTTAACTTCATTTTATTCCTTATTTAATTAACATCCAATCTCAAATAATAAATCACTTCCATTACCTAAAGCCTTAACTGATACATCTAAGTTCATTATATCGCCTTCAGAAAAAGCGACATTAGTTAAAATAGACTTGGCGAACTTAAATTCAAAGCCATCACCATCTGAAGGAGTATCATCTGTAGCCATTAATGTAGCCCCTTCAGAAGCTCCAACAGATTGGTTGTTATATAGCTCAAAAAGCCCATCAGTATTATCATCGTACTTTATATTAAAATCAGCAGTTGCTGATATTTCTCCTGCTCTTACCATAGACTCAAAACCTGTTGTAGTTCCACCTGAAAAAACAACATCATTTTCTACTGTAAATGAAAATGAATTTACAAGCACATTTGCTACATCTACTATTATTCTATCGTCAGCATCCCATTTATACATATAGTAGTTTGAACCATCTACTGAACTAAAAGTAGTATCCACAGTAGTAATAGTGGCTTCTGTTAAATCTTGCACTACACTACCTGTCTTGAATGTAGCAGAAAATTTCATTCTTCCACCTTCAGTTCCCATATCTCCACTTATAGACACAGAGGTACAAAAACAATCTTTAAAAGCCAATGAATTTCCTGAAGAAGGCGACTTATATATTATTGAAAGTATCTGATTCGCAGTTTGGTTTGCTGTAGCAGAAGTAAATGATTGAGAGCCTACATTAGATGCAACCCCATATGTTACAGTATCTCCTTGAGTGATATTACCATAAAGTAAATCCATTACAGGTACAGTTGCTGTACCTGAAACAGTTATTTCTTTTACTGTATTTACATTATTTTGGAAGAAATCAGTTGTTTGCAAAACTCTGCTTCCTGTCCTATGTTCTAACCCTTGCAACACATTCAATGAAGGACTGCCAATAGAATCAACATCAACTGACACCCAATTTGTACTATCTCCACCTGATTCTGCATTAAAAGTACCCATATCATCTTGCTCTGCTATTAAAAATTGGAATTGCTTGGGCGAGTAAGCATTTGCATTAATTGCCATTACTTATCTCCTTTCGTCTTTTTTTGTTTCTTTGTTTCTTTTTTAACTTCCTCAACCAACTCTAAAGCATTTTTAGGGATTTTATCTACCTCAACTTCTTTCCCTGAATTTATACTCTCTATAACAGTTGAACAAAAGCCTGTATACATAAAGCACCACCCTGAAGCTATACTTATAGGGCTGTCTTTATCTTTTAATTTAATTTTCATTAATCTGTGTTCCCTAAATGTTGGCATTTCCATACCCAATTAACTATATAAACATTTTCTTCATCATCTGTACCAAGCTCAGTAGATTCAAACCTGCAATTAAAAGCAGATGTACTATCTGCTAAAGTCATTGATATGTTGTCATGAATCAATGCTTCAGTTCTTGATACAAATCTTAAAATATGGTCAAGAGCAGTTTTCTTAACATTTGCTCCTGAAAAAACATAAAAAACATTTATAGTAAATTCTCTCATTTCCCCATTAACTGAATATTCAGATAACTCACTACTAACAGGCTCAATCCTTATAAACTGACTACCTGCGTTGGCTTCCTCATCACCTATAAATACAGGTACAGTATTACCATATTCAGTACGAAGAACATTCCTTAGTTTATCAAGGATATTCTTCCAATTATTTGTAAAACTTACTGCCATCTGCGAGTCATTCTAATTGGCTTCAAATTATTGGAATCTACTTCTTCTGACCAACCCATAACTTCTACTTCCCATATATCATTAGCAGCAGCAGTAGAATCAAAATTTGTTCCTTCAAACCTTAACTGTAAATTGCCTGTTAATGTTTGATAGTCCCCATTAATAATTTGATCTGTAACTGTTTGATTGCCTTCATTCATTCCAAGTTTATCACCATCTTTTACCCATACAGAGTATTTAGCAGTACCAATAGCACCACCTGTTGTAATCTTAATCTTAATTAAATCATATGTACCACTATAATGACCACGAGTATCTACAGGCCTAACTGTGCCTGTGTAAGTAACATCCCTAATTACACCTTTAGAAGAATCAGCAGTATTCTGATGTGATAAAGCAGCTTTACCATTATTAAGATCATCAATATTACCTTGAGCTTCTTCCATCATTGCAGTAGCCATCTCGCTTGTAGGATCAGTAGCTCTAATCATAAATACAGCAGCCAATAAAGCAGTAGTCCTTACAATTAAGTAATCAAAGTTACCTGACTTATCCTTTAATTGATTTTTAGGTAAATTGGGGTCTAACTTTGAATCTAAATATCTACTTGCATCAGTTCTAAATTGAGTTACCATAGCAGTAAATTCTTCACCTGCTTCCATTAGTTTATCAGCAGGCGTACTTGCTGAATAATAATAAAGTACATCTTCTGCTGAATTATAAAACCACTCCCCTTCAACATTTAAATCTGTATGAGCAGACTGTGATGGTCCTAAATCTTCTCCATCTGCAAATAGTTGTGTAACTAAACCACTATTATGAGAGGCATACTTATTAGTTGATACTGTTGTCCACCCAAATACTTGAACTTTAGTATCAAAATCGTCAAGCTGTGGGAATACACGCTTTAATTCTTTATGGGTACAGTAAATTGGTGCAGTTGCCATCCAACCCCCTTAAAATATATATAAAATTATACTTGTAATATACAAGAGTTTTGTTGTATCAAACAAGACTACTTGCCTCGCTTTTTCTTCTTTTTAGGTCTTCCAACCTTCTTGCCATATGTACCTTTACCTTTTGGCATAATATCTCCTTATTTTAAACCTATAATTTCAATACTTGAATTGATTTTTGGATTTACTGACCTTCCTGTAATAGAACTGATTGTATTCCCATAGGTTGCACCATATTCTTCACCACCTGAATGTGCTGAACCATAAGCAGCACTAATAACAAAATGTGCATTAGGAGGACAATTCTGTAAATCAATAGCACCTGTTTCATAATTAATAGTGCCTGAACAAGTACCTGAAATATTACCATGTCCATCATCATGGAACATTGCATTTACATTAGGATTAGATTGGTTAGTTTTCTTATCATAAATAACATCATCAGGAAGTTGTGCTGCTACTGCTTTTTCTATATCTCCTACAGCCATTACAAACCTACCTACACCAAATGGAGTTGTACCACTTGCAGGTGCTGATATTGATATTGCAGATGTAGATAAATGTTGTCCTGATGTAAATCTAATATCTCCTCCAACAATTCCAACTGTTACTTTCTTTTCAAGTAAATTACCTGAAGCATAGTAACCTGCATCTAAAGCATCCTGTATTTTTTTAATAATCCCATCACTCCCACCGAATCGAGTATTACTTGAAGTGGTAAATGATAATGTGTAATCTGAGCCACCATCTACTGCTATATCAAAAGCATAAGCAGTTGAAGCAGCCAATCCTGATTCTGTTCCTGATGTGATACCTGACATACCTAATTCTTGATAACCTGCTGAATAAAACTTGCCACTAATTGAACCTGCAACAAAGCCATCTGCAACTGCATCACCTTTTCTACCATAACCAAATAAATTCATTGCTTTGTATTTACCTGAGCCATCTGTTTGAGCAGTTGAATATTTATCAAAATCTGCATAAGCATTGAAGAATGGTAATCTTATTGCTACATCATCAGCATGAGTTGCAGCAGTTGAACCATATAATCCTCTTTTAATTGTACAGGTACTATTTGCTAAATCTGCACCTGTACCTACAGCAGTAACTTCACATATTTCATTTTCAATTCTAATTAAATCTCCAACCTTAAAGAACTTAGAATGTCCATCTTCCAAGTTTAGAGTTGTATGTGTAGCATCTGAACCCATAGTGTTTGCAGTTGCATGATCTAAATCTGCTGTACTATCTACATACATATTTGAATCAGGTGCTTGATTGTCTAATGTTTGACCATTAGCAGCACTTGTTGTTGCAGTTTCATAGTTTAATTGCCTTAAATTAGGTAAATAAAGAAAATCCCCTGAAGGAATAAGAAAAGATTGATGTGAAACACCTCCATTAGTATCAGGTGCTGCATCTGCCCATTCCTCAGCTTTAAAAACTACCTCTATACCAACTTGTCCTGAATTTCTCATTAAAAGAGCCTTACAGCCCCTTAATGTATTCTGTCCTGCTGAACTTGCTGCTGATATTAAAGTTATAGGTGTATCACTACTATCTACTTCTGCATTTAATTTTAATGCAACATCATAATCACCTGCCTTAACTGCACTAACTGATTCATTAGGAGTTGTTACTGTTAAATTTGTTGTAAATCTTGCCATAATTTTCTTCCTATCTTAAATGATAAACTAATTGCATATTAACTGATAAATCTGCATTTGTGCCATCTTGTGCTACACAAGCCATTATTACTTTCCCTGCATCTACATCAGCAGTTGATACTGTTAAGGCTTGATAATAAATCTGTTCTCTACCTGCCCCTGTAATAGTGGAAGGCGAAGCACAATTTTCTACACCTGAAGATAAATCTCCACTTGTTGAACCATTTCCTGAATCTACTGTATAACTCATAACTGAAAATTTAACTACATCACCACTTGCTGCATCTGCTCCAAACCATACATTGCAGGAATCTATTGTGATATTAAATGGTACATACCAATAGTGTTTTACTGCAATATAAGCAGTAGAAGATATACTTAAAGTAGTTGCAGGAGTTGAGCCTGTACCCATCTCTAATTCATTGTTATCTGTATGATTAGATGATGATGTTAAGCAATGCCAAGTATCAGCAGTATCAGGAGAAGCAGAGGTAAAATCTAACCCAAATTCTTTAATATTAGTATTTACAGAAGTACCATTTGCCTTAACTAAACTATTAGTAGAATCAACTGCTAATATTGTACTGCCTGATTTATTTAAAACCCTAAATATTGCTGTACTATCAGCATCATTTGGCTGTACTATAAGCTGGTCATCTGATAAACTTATTGCACTTGCTGTATTTTCACCATCTACTACATTTCTTGTAGTGCTAGTTACACCATCAGCATGATTAATATTTAATAATTGTTTGTATGTACTTGCTTTTGTTTTTCCTGTTAAACTCATGCTACCCTCAATATTCTAAGTGTTGAACCTTCTTCAAATTTAGGAGTTCTTGAACCTGCATCTAATGTAACTGCAATATGTTCATCCTTCTCTATTCTACCCATCCATCTAACTGTTGCAGGAAGTGGGTCATCACCTGAATCTAACTCAAATGATTCTGATTGTACAGCAGTACCAAGAGTATCTGCTGCTGTATTTATATATACTTTTAATGTAGTAGTAAATGTTGAAGTAATAGATAATTTACAATCACATACTACTTCATAAACACCTGCTTTACTTACACTAAATACTTTATTAGTATCATCCCAAGCAATATTAGGTGAAACTAATGGTACAGTATTTACTACATCGCCATATACAGTTGAACCTAATCCAAAGTTATTTTCATTTGCATCCTGAGTTCCATCATCATTTAACCTTACAAATCCATATTCAGGCTGAAAATCAAAATCACCAATTACTTCTAAATTCTTTACTCTTACTTTATCAGTTGAAATTTCTAAAGCAGTTAATGTGCCATCTGAGTCCTTTACAGGCTTTAGGTTTCCATCAACTGCTCTATCTATTTGCAACGCTTTAGACATTATTTGTCTTTTATACCCTCTACCATATTCATGCTAATATCAAAACAAGCCTCAAGAAGTTCTGCTTCCTGTTTTTCGTTTAAAATAGGTACATTTAACTTCTTATTAGCTTTTTCAATCAATAAAGGTTTGTTATCTTTCATGTACTTAATTACATAATCAATAGCAAATCCTTTTAAAAAACCTGTCAATTTATTCACTTTTTCTCCTTTAAAGATTTAGTCTTTTTCTCTAATTGTTCTACTCTTTCTATTAGTTTTTCCATCTTATAATCTAAATCGTTTTTATTAAAAACATAATCCATAATTGCTTTAACCACAGAAGGTGTTAGTAATTTCAGCACAGGAAACATTACTTAGACTTCCATTCTTTATATTTTAAAGCTAATGTAACAAGTCCAATACCAATACCTATACATATAGAAATAAAGGTTGCCACAGGAGTCATAATATCAATCCAACCTAAAAAAGCACTACCAAATGAACTTGCCATACCTATTTGTGGATGACTCCTAAGCGTATCAATCATCTTTAACCTTTTTCTTTAAGCCATTACCTGATAAGGCTCTGACAATTTCTACTAAGGACTCATAAGAGGAACGCATATCTGCTAAACTCTCTTTTAAATCTATCTGCAACTCTTTTTGTTGGCTGATCAAAGTTACAATAATTGATTCTAATCTATTTTGGGACTCCTGAAGATCATCCATAAAGAACTTCTGAATAAATTGTGTTTGTTTCCAAATAAACCACATAGATGCACCTGCAACACTAACAGGAACTCCAAGTTTTTCTACTATATCAATAAATCCTAATTCCATTTATTTGTTCCCATCTACAATCTCACCCCAAAGGGATGTTTTGCCATTAATTATTTGAATAATGTGTACAGTAAAAAGCCCTGAATTGAAAAAGTCTACAATAGCAAATGCATGGGACCAGTTAATAGGCCTTCCCCCAAGCCAAGCATTCTTTTCACCTTTCATATCTTTTAAGCAGCCAATACTCCAGGCACTCTTAACACCATCCATATGAGTTACACTTGATTGTTGTAAATCATGATGATGTCCATACATTACATTTCCACCTAACCTGTTAAGATGATTCCTTGCATGATGCATACTAGCAAAGTGATGACCATGGTAAAAACTTAATTTACCTATTTTTAAATAATCTTTTGGAGATAAAGATGATGAATGATACTTATAACCTCTTCCATTTAAATCAACAACATCTTTAAAATCATATTCAAGGTATGGATGCTCTTGGCAAAATCTATTCATCCAATCATCATGATTCCCTTCAATCATATGCTTTTCTTTGCAATTTGATTTATCCAGGGATTCATCGATAATATCCATTCCACTATTTACATCTTTAATGTCTTGTTTTATATCATCTATGATGTATTCTAATGGAGGTCTTTTCTTCTTCTTCCATTTCCAATGGGATGCACCTTCCCATTCTCCCACATCTCCCAAGTCTATATATATATCAGGCTTTACAACCTCAATAGTCTTGCATAGAACCTTAATAGCAGGCAAGTCTGCTAAAGGGAAATGCTTATCAGGCGTTACTACTGCCCTTCTTACTGGATTCTTTTTCACCAAGACTCCTTATGATATTACTCAAATCTTTTGCTCGATTAGGTGTTTGTCTTGCCCATAAACTATCAAGCATCTCATCAGCAGCTTTATCCCAATCCCCATTCTCCATTCCTGCTAATGCCTTTTTAAATTTAGAAACTCCAGTAACTCCTAATTGGTAAGACATTTCCATTAGAACTTCTTTAGCTTCTTGTGGAAGATCATCATAGAATAAAAATTTATTCATTACCCTTTTACCTAATTCCTGAATCTTCCTTACGAGGATTTCTTCTGCGATGTCCTCATCTAAAATCAAATCTTTTATTGCAAACCCATAACCTATTGTTGGGATTCCAAGAGAATCATTATAAACATGTTCAACGAATCCCTCGTGTTTTTTAATTCTTTCTAATAAATCTTTCATATTCTCCTAATAAAGGGGGCAGTTACCCACCCCCTTCATAAGTTATTTAGTTAGACTTCTTATTCGTAGTCTACTAATGCGATGATTCGTCTGTCACCTTGATTATCAGTATTGATAGCAACACCACCATATACAGATTCACAAGTTACCAATGTTGATAGGTAAGCGTGTCTGTAAGATGCAGTTACTTTAGCTTCTTTAGAGAAGGCATAGTACAATGCTGACTCATGTATAGCATAACCATACACAATATCATTATCATCTGTACCTGAAGTTTCTAAATCAGCAACTGCTTTAATACCTTTAGTAGCATCAGCAGAAACATCAGTACCATCACCTGCCATATAAGGTGATTGAGCAACCCATACAGGCATACCAAGTATGTTTCCTGCATTACCTGTTGATTCAAAAGCAGCACCCAATGGAGATGCAGTACCTTTAACGAAATCAGCAAGAGCTGCAAGTGAAGCATACATAGCAGGAGAAAGAACTAAGTTCCATCCTTCTGTTGAACCTGTTTCACCTAAAATGATTGCCATTAAAGATGAAAGGTTAGCTGCACTTAATGCAGAGCCTGTTGTTTGAACATGGATTGATGTATCAGCATCTGCTCCAACAGCACCTGTAGCACTTGCAAGTAAACCTTGTAGATTATTTGCAACTAAATAGTGCATATAATTATCAAAACCTCTTGCTACAGCGTAACCAAGCTGTTTAGTATAAATGCTCAATAAATCATAATTTGATTGAACATTCATAATATCAGGAACATACACAGAAGCAACATTATACTCACTAATAGTAAGAGCTGTTTCTTGTGAAGTCATACTACCACCTGATGTAACATCAGCAGCAATTTCAGCACCTTGTGTGTAAGCTGTTAATTCAGGAACACCAATATGTGGTAAGTGTATTTTATCACCTGCATTTGCAACATTGGGAGAAATATCTATCCCAACATTCTTCATCATTATTTTTTGTTGAAAAACATCCAATATTGCTTGACCCCATACCTCAGGTACAAACTGGTCAGCGACATTAGGTGTTACAGCACCTGTACCACCACTATGGACATTTACATCTAATGGATCTGTGAAAGCCATTTAACTATCCTCATTTAATTTTACTCTCTATCAACTGCATTTAAGCCTTCAAGTAGAGTTGTTTTAATTACCAAATTGTTCTCTATGATAAACCTTTCTTTCTTCATAGCTCATATCCTTATAAGCCTTTTCAGGCTTTATTTCTCTTGGATTACCAACTACTTCAGGCATATTAGGTTTAACAGAGTTAATTTTATTAGTTACATACTCAAGAGTTTCAAAAGGTAGATTTACCAAAGATTCTCTTTCGTCTTCAGGGACACTTTTCAATAAAGACTCACGCTTGTCAGCTTCATACTTAGCCCATTTATCAGCATTATCAGTCAAAGATTTCATCTTTTCTTTATTTTGCTCATAAAGAGTCTTAAAGTCTTCTTTCTCTTTTAACTTGGCTTCTTCAGCTTTTGCTAATTGAGATTCAAGTTTTGCTAAGCGAGCCTCAGCATCCTGCGACCTTTTTCTATACTTTTTGCTTTCTGCAATTAATGCTCCTACATCAGTCGAATTTGTAGAAACCTCGTTTGTAGCTTCTTCACTTACTGTTTCATTAGCTACTGGTTTGCTTTCTTCGGACATACTGCCCTCCATGTTGTGTTTGAGATAGTTGTAATATACAATATGTTGCATATTACAGACTGCATAACTTAAATTACTTTACTTGCAAAATGCAAGTTTTTTGGGATTCAATCTCAACCACATATGGATTTACAAAACAATTATAAAAAAGAATGGTTTGATTTTATGGGGTATAACCCTCATAAAGCACAACTAAAATTGCATTACCCTGAAAAGGATAGTGCTAGGTTTTTTGTAATGGTTTGTGGTAGACGATTTGGTAAAACAACTGCTTCAGCTATGGAGGCTACTTATATAGCATCTCAGCCTAATAAAAAGATATGGCTAGTAGGCCTATCTTATGACAAAGCAGACTTAATGTTCAGGGAAATATGGAAAAAGATGGTAATAGGTCGATCTAGTGACATACAAAGAGCTTCAGAAAAGGATCGTTTTATCAAATTTAAATGGGGAACTACAGTAGAAGCTAAGTCTGCTGATAACCCTGATTCTCTTGTTGGTGAGGGTCTTGATCTGCTCATTATTGATGAAGCAGCTAAAGTTAAAAAGAAAATTTGGGATATGTATTTATCTCCTACACTTTCAGACAGGAAAGGGAAAGCAATATTTATAACTACTCCTGAAGGGTATAATTGGATATATGACATATTCTTGCTTGGCAAGAAAGATTCTTTATGGGAATCCCACCAAGCTCCATCATGGGAAAATCAATATGCATTCCCTGAAGGTAAAAAAGATGATTTTTTAGTTGAGCGTAAAAGGAATATGTCAAAGGAACTTTATGAGCAGGAATATGAAGCTAAATTTACATCATTTGAAGGTAGGGTCTATCCATTTGATAGACAACTGGATATGGGAGATTTTCCATACAATCCAAACTTTCCAACTTTCTGTTCTATTGACTTTGGTTATAGAATGCCTGCTGTAGCATGGTTTCAGACTCATATGGTAGGTGGGCAATGGCATATAAATATAATAGATGAGATAATACATCAGCAAAACATTAAAACTGATGAACTTGCACAGATGATTACATCTAAACCATATTATGTAAGAGAATATTATGGTGATCCTGCAGGAATGCAGGCACAGGGTCAATCAGGTTTAGGAGATATTGAAATTTTTAGAAGACATGGCATACAAGTAAGAAGTATAAGAGATAAAGTATCCAGGAGTATAGCATCAGGGATTAGTCATGTTAGAGGATATATAGAAAGTGCTGCAGGGCAAAGGTTTGTCAATATAGATAAAAAATGTACAGGTATAGCAGAAGATTTTGAGAATTACAGATACCCTGAAGCAGGTGAGGGCAAAGATTTAAAACCTGAACCTATAAAAGATGGAAGACATGATCATGGAATGGATATGGTTAGATATTTCTTCCTTAACAGATTTCCAATTAGACAACGAGAGTTAGGAGTGATTTCAAGATGATGAATCCAACAGACATCATACAAGATTCAATAAAAGATTATAAACTACAAATAGCAAAGAAAAGGCGAAATGAAATTCGTAGATTGCTTGACTATTATACAGGTACAGAAACTGAAAAGTATATAGATGATTATTTTTCTGCTGATGCATTTAGAGAAATTCCCTTGTATAATGCAAACTTTACTCGAAGATTCGTTAATAAGATGTCAAGGATTTACACAGTAGGGGCTTCTCGTAATAATGGTGATACTTATACATCATTGGTTCGTAAAAAGGATGCAAGGATGAAGCATGTGGAGAGAATGACTCGACTTATTGGTTCAGTTGCTACCCAGGTTATCTATAGAGATGATTTAAAGTACCCTTGTTTTGACTATAGGCCAGTTTACTACTTTGATGTACATTTAGGAGAGAATCCATTTGTTCCTGAAGCAATTACATATCCAATCTTAATGAATGTAAGTGATGTTGGGAATGCAGAAAAATTACAGTATGCTTATTGGGATGCACAAAGATATATTCATTATGATGAAGATGGGAATATAATGGGTGAATATGAGCATGGATATGGAGTAATTCCATTTTTATTCTCTCATAAGGAAGAGCAAGTTGATTCTTTCTTTGTAGAGGGTGCAAATGACATTGTTAGCTGCAATGAGCAGGTAAATATTACAATGACAGAGCTTCAATTAGGTTTAAGATTCCAAATGTTTGGACAACCATTCATTACAGGTATGTATGGAGATAAAAAATTAGAACGAGCAGGGAGCGATACAATACTTGACTTGCCTGAAGGCTCTACTTTTGGTATTGCTGCTCCTGAAGGGGATATTCAAGCAGTAATTGAGTCAGTTAAATTCCAACTGGACTTGGTTGCTCAGAATAACCATCTATATGTGCAATTTGCTCAAGATGGTGGAGAAACTCCATCAGGGATTGCACTCAAGATCAAAGACTTGGAAAGGTTTGAAGACTACCAGGATGATTTAGACTTATGGACCATGTATGAGCATGACCTATATGATATTGAAAGAGCAATTGCATCATATAATAACATTAAATTACCTGAAGACTTATCTTTAGACTTTAATGAACCTGAATATCCAAAAACAATTCAAGATCAAATTCTTATGGATGAGCATCGCTTAAAGCATGGACTTGCAACTAATGCACAATTATTAGTAGAATATAACAAGGATTTGAGCCTCGAAGAAGCACAGAACATTATAGAATCCAATAAAAATATTAACGAGGGCTTCCTACCACAAGAAATGGAGTAAGATTTGGCTATCAAAACAAGAGCAACATCAAATTTTAGATTTAGTAAGCTACTAGATGCCTTTGATGATGTTTTTGATAGTTATTTTGAACAATCTTACGAAGATTTAGCTCAATCTGCACGAAATACTATAAAAAACTCTACTGGATTAAGAAAATTAACTAAAGGTACTGTAGAGTTAAGAAAAAGAAATGCTTATAGAAAAAATAAAGGAGTTGGAAGTACATCTAACACCCCTTTATTACATACAGGGAAGTTGTTAAAATCAATAAAAGCTACTAAAGATGGTGTTGAAGCAGAAGATTATCTTCAATATCATATAGATGGGCATACAATAGGAAAGAGTAAATGGGCAGAAAGAAATGCACCAAAGGCAATTGGCAAAGAGGTAAAACCAAGAAACCCATTTTTCACAGCCAAGGGCAACTTCAGAAAAGATTTCACAAAAGGGCGAGAGAAAAGAGCAGAAAAACTAATCAAGAAGATAGATAAGGTGTGGAGAGTATGAAAAAAAGTGAAAAAAAAATATTAGATGAAATACTGGAAAGTATTGAAAAATTAACTGAAATTCTTTTAGAAGATATAGTAGAAGAGATTCCTAAAGAAACAATCCAAAATTTTAGAATTACAGATGAAGTATTCAATGAAATGGAAAAAAGGCTTGGAAAAAATTGGATGGATGGGATAGGTATTACTTAAACAGGCCTTAATATATGGTGCATAAAGTCTTCAACCTCTTCCTTTGTCATTAGTTCCCAGTAATCAGCCTCATCCTTATTAATTCTTACTTTAATATCCACTTCCCAATTATCTTGTATTTTATTTATCTTTAGTTTTTCCAATTGCATTACTCTTTCCTAATTCTTCTTTTAAATACTCCTGAAACTTATCAGAATCTCCTCTGTAATTTACATACATTCCAAATAAAGTATTTAACGAAGCAAGTTGCTGTTGTTGAGTAGCCACAACAACCTCTAATTCTTTACGAGTCTTTCTTTTCATTCTCTCTCCTAATTATCTCTTGTTCCCAGGCTAACCTCTGACCCTTAGTTGGTCTACCACCTTTAAGTGGAGCCAGTTCAACATCTTTAGCTCTCTTTTTCCACCTATTCCATTCTTTCTGTTTTAAATTGTAAGCAGCCTTCTTCTTCGCCTTATTCAAGCTCTGTATTTCATTTCTCTTTCTTTTAACTTGACTCTCAACCTTTCTTTCAGGCAACTCAATATTTTCAATAACAGGAATCTTATCCATTAAACTACTTAAATCATTCTCTACAATTTCACCTTCAACAACCTCAACATCATCTACCTTCTTTAACCACTTCTCAAAAGGACTCTGAACAGTAACATTAACATTCTTCACCAATTTACCACTATGCTCTAATACAAGTCTTGCAGCTTGTACATTGCCTGACTTACCTTCCCTTATCATAGCATTTAAAACAGCAGGAAGCTCAGCACCAAACAACTCCATATACCTTTCATATATAGCATCAATAAACTTTGGATCTTGCCTCCAGTTACTCATAGTTTTAGGTGTAACACCAACTTGTATAGCAATCTCTGAAACAGTCATATTAGGTTGTGATGCAAATAACTCTACTGCTAATTGCTTCTCAGGTAATTTCATTAATTTATTCATATCTTAATTTATAGATATTTTATAGTTTTTTCAAAATTTACTATTACATATATGCTCTTATAGTTAAAATCTCTATTTTTTGAGGAAAAGGGACCCCCCCCAATCAAAAAAGTGCATCCTCCTACCCCCCACCTAAAAAATTAAGGTATACCCCCTGGACCACCTTAAATAGTTAGGCAAACCCTATAATTTACCTTATATTATTAAGTGGACCCTAGATTTCACCTTAAATATTAAGAATCGCTTGAATTAGGCTACTTTATTACAATATGGGGTCAATATATCTAAGATTAATTTTATCCATGTTAAAAGGTATATGAGGGATTCTACAGGCATTATAAGAGGGGATGAAACCCTTTTCTTCTACTTCTTTTCTACTACTACTTATTATTACTTATTATTATTATTATTAATTACTTATTTAACTAAATTAAAACGATAAATTTTTTTTATTTAAATATTATGCATAAAATAGTTTGCATATTAAAATAATAAAGTATTATTTTTTAGGTGTCACAGAGAACTAATAAAAAAGAGATAATTATGAATAAAACAAAATTTAATAATCAATTTATAAAAAAAGATGGGATAAGATATATTTTAATTAATGTTTATAATTTAAAAATAGGTTCAAAAAACTTTCAAGATATGTATAAAATATTAAATAAACTTTCAAATAAAGATATTAATAAAATGTATTTATCATCATTATTTATAAATAAGGATAATTAATTATGGAATTATTAAAATATAATTTAACTGTCTTAATTTTTACAATTATTACATTGTTACCATTAATTTTAGATTTGATATACAACGATAAAAAAAGGAATAAATAAACATGAAAAATTTTACTATACCTAAATATAAAATTGAATATTCAGACAAACATGATATACAATATTTAAAAATATATATTATGAATAATTATCAAGTTATAGAAGAAATTCAATTTGACAATTTACAAGCTGTTCAAACATATGGAATTTTGATTTCTAATAATGAAAAAGAAATAAAAGAAATATTTATAGAAATTTATAATAATTATATGGAAAGGATTTAACATGATGTTACTAAGCAAACCAGAATCTAATTTTAAAATAAGTAAAAATTTAAAAGAGAATTATAATACTTATTCTTTAAATCATGCACATAGTGATATATCGGGTTTTAATGTATGTGCAATGGCTAACAGATTAAGTAAAAATGAAAACAACCCTAAAAAAAGTGATTGCTCTTCTGTATGTGTTGGATATAATGGCAATTCCCAAATGTATAGTGCTGTAATGGAATCGAGAATAAAGAAGACTATTTCATATTTTTTAGACAGAGAATCTTTTTTAAATCAATTAGTTCATGAAATCAAATTAGCAATAAAACAAAGTGAAAAAAAGAATTTAATTCCCTCTTTTAGATTAAATACATACAGTGATTTATTACTAGAAAAAGATATTATAAAAGATGGAAAAAATATATTTGATCTTTTCCCACATGTTAAGTTTTATGATTATACAAAATTAGTACATAGAAATACCCCTAAAAATTACCAGCTTACTTTTTCACATCACAACCCTAATTTTATTGATACAATCAAAGCTTTAAATAAAGGTTGGAATGTTGCTATAGTATTCGAAAAATTACCTAAAAAAATAAAAATAGATGGTAAAATTTATTTTGTTTTAGATGGTGACAAAACTGATCTAAGACTAGATGAAAAAGATGAAAAAGGGAATAATTGCATAATAGGTTTAAAATTTAAAGGTAGTAAAGAAAAGTTAAATAATGCAATTAAAAAGGGATTTTGTTTAGCTAAAAATAATAATTCATTAATTTATTAAAAGGAATAAAAAAACATGAAAAATATAATCAATTTTAAACATAATAAAAAATTTATTGATTTATTAAATAAAAAAGTAAATTTATTAAATAATGTACAAAATAAATATTTTTATTATTTAAGTGGTAATTTTGGAATACATATTATTTTTTTAAAAAATAGAACTTTATTTTTTTATAATGATATTACAGAAAAAGAAAATTTATTTATCTTACATGAAAAAACAGATGAAAAAACAGCAATTAATTTAATTGAAAATGAATTGATATTTTTAGAATCATATCCATTTATATCTATTCATAATATTAAAACTTTTGATTTTATTAAACTTAATAATTTAAATAATGGTAAAATTTAAAAAATAAATAAAAGAGGTAAAATTAGGGATCTTTTTAAGGATCCCTTTTTTTATATATAGTATTTTTTCATATACTGTAATAAATAATTTAATATTCTAAGCTCACAGAATGCAATTTAAGAGGGTTTTTTTATACATAGTACATTAACATACCATAACAATTTAACAGGCTTAAAAGCTAAATATGGACCCCAAAATTTTAACTAATTTTACAAAATATTTACACTTGCACCACCATATAACATTATAAATATGCATTATAATTTTGCATTATAATTTTGCATTATAATTTTGAAACCTGGAATTATAAATTCACTTTATAATTTTGAAAATAATTTTTCAATTTTAACGCAGGGCAGGATTATAAATATGTATGATAATTTTATAAATATAAAAATAATAGTTGCACATAATAGTATGCAAAGTATTATATTAAGTATCATTAAAAAAAAGGAATAAACATGATTGAAATATGGAAAGATCATTATGGTAACACTATAGAATTTAATACTGATAAACTGTATGGTGTATGTACTGAGGGTTTTGATTTTGAAAGAAATACATATACCGAAGCATCTATACAGATGGAAAAATGGGGATATAGAAAGGTAGGTGTAGAGTAATGACAAAACAACAAATTATAAACCTATTAGTAGATTACTATTACTATCATACTAAACCCACGCCAATTTCAATATCTAATAATTGGTCCCCAAATCCTATTAAACAGGGAATGATGGAAATGTTTACTATAGATTCACTTATTAAAATATTGAGAAAAGAAATTGGTACCAATAGGATACAAGCCATAAAGAATTATAAAGATTTGATATATAAAGATTATTGTCAGGATTATACAAATGGGAAAATATTAAAAATGGCTAAGATTGAAATCGATAAAATACTTAAATAAGGAGAACAATGAACAATATAGTAAGCATTATAAATAGTGGTAAAATTTTTACTGCATGTTTTATAAAAAAAGATGGCTCTGAACGAGTTATAAACTGTAGAACTGGTGTATCTAAATATGTTAAAGGTACAGGCACACTTAAAACCAAAAAGCATTTAAGAAAAGTTTATGATCTAAAGAAAAAAGGATATAGGACTATAAATTTAAATACTCTTAAATGGATTAAAGCAGAAGGAAAGAAGGTATCATGGATAAACCTATAAACCCACTTGTAAAAAAACATTATCCTGAATTAGCAGAATTAATCCAGGAGCAGCGAGATGCAATTAGAAGATTAGAATCTACTATGCATGAATTAGATTTATTATTTGGTCACTTTACAGAAGACAAGGAGTTATAAATATGTTCAAACATTTAAATAATAAACAACTGGTTGATGCTATTAATTATAGATATGCTAATGGATTGAATGATGATGATTATATTGCAGAGTTGTGCAATAGAAGGAAAAAGCAGAATAAAAAAATAGCAGTAGTAGATGGTGAATTATTTGTAATGATAGATGATAAACAAGGAGTTATAAAATGAATGAAGATTATCAAAGAGGTTATGTAGATGCAGTATTTGAGTTTAAAAATAAAATAATAGACCAAATAGATCATGTATTGCAACATGAAAAAGATTATGCTAAAAATAATCCTATGGATGAAATGGAGTGGGCAAATAATCAAGGTTATATATCTTGCTTAAATATGATAAAAGAGATATTGAGAGGTAAAGAATGATAATATATCACATTATAAATAAGCTGAATATTTTTATAATCCTAAATCCATTTATATCTATGGCCATCTTCCTGATCATAGGCATTATAATTGATAGATTATATTTAAAATTGAATCCAAAATATGTTATTATGAAAGGTAAAAGAAAATGATAAAAAACTTTAAGTTTAAGAATATTCAAAATGTAGAGTTAGGTGGAGAGTTTGATTATCCTGATTTTGTTGATACCTACATTGAAAGTGCTGATTATTATGAAAATGGTAAACTGCGTGAATTAACAGAAGAAGAGCTTGAATGGATTGATGATGAATATGATTCTGATGTTTATGAACTAATAATTGAAACTATGCTTTAAGGAGATAAAATGATATTTCATTGTGGTAAATGTGACGAAGAATTAATAGAAGGTGAATGTCAATCATCTAATAATATACCTGATGAAACTGAACCATGTTTAATTTGTGAAAGATGTGATATTGTATATGATATAGATGAATTTGATTGGGATTGACTTTGTATAAACCATTAGAAATTCAAATAAGGACCTTATGGACCTGGCAATATGGAAAATGTAACGATTGCAGCAATCCATCTCATTATGAGGTAAAGTACCCACGAATAAAAAAAGGTACAATTAAAGTATGTTTAGAGTGCTTAAATAAGTATTATAAAAAGGAGTAATAATTTTGAAGAAATTTAGATTATTAATTATTGCAAGTGTTTATGTAATAATACCAGTTATAATTTGGTATGTATTTTTTTTAATAGTATTCAGGATTTTCAATTGAGTCGATTTTATCTTTTAAGTATTCCACCTCTTTTTCAAGAGAATTTATTCTTATAAAAATAGAATCTAATGTATCCTGGTAATCACCAATCTTATCTCTTTTGAATCCATCCATTATATATATCCTTAATAATTTTGATTTCCTCTTTGGTGAATGTCTTGAAGTTGGATAGAGGAATCCTACCCCTAACAAATGTTAGAGTTAAGATCCTCAATCCTGGACTTCCTCTTCGGAGCCATGCCTTTTCAGGTTGGATAAGAATAGTATTAAACCACAATCTATTCTCGGCAGATTCATTAACAAGTGGCCTTGTTTGCATCAGGCGTTATCTACTTCGGAATACCTTTTCCCTATGTTGCTACCCCTTTTAGTAAGGAATAAAAAACTTTCAACGCTAAAAGAGTCAAACCAATCCATTGAAAGCGTAGAAAATATAAAACAGATTATTATAAATTACCAAATAATTTTGAATCAGTATAACTAATTATGCATTATAAATAATACTAATAATTTTAATTAACAAAGTTCTAATAAAAATGTTGCACATAAAAATAAAGGAATCATAAATTTAACCATGAAGAAAATACGAAATAATATCAAAAAACTAATACAGAGCAAGGGATTTAGACAAAACTACCTTGCTGAAAGACTTGATATGTATGATGCTGATTTTAGCAGTTGCATAGCAGGTAGAAGAACCTTAAACAAAGAACGAACAAGTAAGTTGGCCAACATGCTTGGATGTACTATGCATGACATATATCCTGATAGGTATGGGAAGCCTACGCTTAAAGCATTCAGGTTGACCATACAAGACCTTTTAGATAAAATAGGGTTAGAGTATAGTCCTGATGAAATAGAGCCTAAATTAAGCGAATTACAACTTAAACTACATAGTGTAATAAAATGTAAAACAAATGGATGAAGGGATAAATATGAATCTTGAATTATTAAAAGAACCATTTCCTGAAAGTGATATAGAATGGCGACCACAACGAAGTGGCCTTGACAAGAATGGTAACCCATATGCAATGGTCCTAGCTTATGTGACTAATCGTGCAGTTATGGATAGACTTGATGAGGTATGTGGAATGGATAATTGGGAAAATAAGTTTGAGCCTGGTGCTAATGGTGGAATTAAATGTATAATTACTATACATACCCCTAAAGGATCAAGGAAAAAAGAAGATGGTGCTGAGAATACAAATGTTGAAGCTATAAAAGGTGGTATGTCAGGTGCTATGAAAAGATGTGCAGTTCAATGGGGAATTGGAAGATACCTTTATAAATTGCCTGTAACATTTGCTAAGTTCCATGATTATGGTGCAAACAACATTAAGATAAATAATAAATGGTATAAATATGATAATCCTGTTTTATCAAAAGAATTTTTACCAAAAACAAAAGGAGAAAAGTAATGGCATTAATTAATGCAAAAATTGATGTAACCAAGTTAACTAAGTCCAAACTTTACAAAGGTGAAAAAGGCACTTACGCTAATATTGTAATTGCTGACCTTAAAGGTGGAGAAGATGACTATGGTAATACTCATACTGTATTCGAGGCTCAATCCAAAGAGGAAAGAGAAGCAGGTGCAGAGAGAGTATATCTTGGTAGTGGAAAAATGTTTACATTTAATGGGAATGCAAATGCGAAATCAGAATCAGAACCTGAGTTAGTAGGTATTGATGATGATATTCCATTTTAAGTGATTTCATGATGTTTGGGGATGTATCTTATACTTGCCATATGGAATGTAGAAATACATCCTCATGTTCATTATATCCAATCATTATAATTTATGAACACTATTAATCATTTAGATTTATTTTCAGGTGTAGGTGGATTTTCACTTGGATTAA